CGTCGGGTAGGTCGGCTTTGTAAAACGATCCTTTTTGGCTAGAAAAAGACGCTTCCTTCCTAATGCGCTTCATTGCTGCATTTAACGTGTCTTGCCCAAATTCCCAACTACCCCAAGCCACAGGGTTGTCTTTAATTGCCTTTGCTATTTTGCTGGGGCCATCAATACCTTTGCTTTGCGCCGTTGCAAGAATGTCGTACATGGCTTTTTCAGTCATGTCCGTTGCTTCATCGCGGGCTTTGCGTAATTGCCCGCTACTGCTGTAGGTTTTGCCGCTTACGTTAATTCCGCGACTGCCAAGGAACATACTGCCCGCGTTTGGGTTCTGATATGTCTTTGCAACGCTTGGAGATTCCGCAAAGTAAATCCCATGCCCATACGCTTGCGCCCCCTCGCCCGTGCCGATCTTGCTGGCGTCAAACTCGCCAAGCGGGTTGGCCTCTGTGGCAGGAAAGCGGTGCGGGGTGCCGTGATAAACGTCAAGCTCAGCCATCGTTGGCTTTGGCATTCCTCTTACTAACTTCAGCGGATCAGTCATCTCTCCAGCAATCATCTGCCCCGCAAACTTGCCCGCAGTTTCTGGCGTAGCTTCGGCCACGGCTTTAGGAGCTTCCTTGACGGCTTGCATGGCCGCTACAGCAGCACCTCGCAATGCTTGAGGCAACGAACGCGCCACCATCATCATCTCGTCCGGCGACATCATGCCAAACTTGAACTTGAGATACTTTGCCGCCAAGTCAGCGTTGCTGGTTACGCTATCCTTGATTGCGGATGGCAATTCTTGAGCAGCGGATTCAAAGAATCGCTTGAGCGCATATTCATCCTTTTCGCCACTTTTTTTATAGCCCGTCGAGCGATCAGCGGGCAGCGTAGGGCGTTTGGATGCACCCCCGTTTGAGTATTTCTTAAGCAACATTTCCTCTTGCGGTGTGTATACAACGCCGCCACGGGCCATTTGACGGGCTTCCGCTGTTGGGACAATGCGCTTCAAAACTTCATCAACATATTCTCCTACGGTGGGAGCATTCGAATTCTTGGGGTCTCTTCTGTTGCGGTTAATGCCAGAATCCGTAATGGCGCTTGGGCCACCGTAATACGCGGCTGCAATTTTTGCCGGATCGTTGTTGTACTTGTCAGCCAAGTAACGGATGTATGCAACGCCCGCTTCAAATCTATGCTCGGGGTTTGATAATTCGTAATCTTCTGGGATGTAACCCACCCGCTTGACTTCTTCAAAAGCAATAGGGGTTACCTGCATCCCACCGGCTGCGCCTGCGTAGTTTTCCCTTTCCGCTAAAGGGTTCCTTCCGCTAGAGGATTCTTGCTCGTAAATTGATTCTATGATGGGTCTTAGGTGTTCTGCGTTTTGAGACGCAATGGTTTTATCAATGACGCTCGTGCTTTCTGTTGGTTTTTCTTCAACAGGCTGCTCGGGTTGAGCGGGCGCTTGGGCATTCTCTTGAGCAGATTCTTGAGTAGATTCTTGGATAGCTTCTTGGGTAGGTTCTTGGGTAGATTCTTGAGTGGGTTCGGCTTCTTCTGTTTCTGTGCCTTCTTCTGGCTCTTTGGCAAAAGCCTTGTAAATAGTATTAGCACTTACGGCGCCAACACCGGGCTTAATTCCGATCCTAGACAAAGCCTTATTTGCAATACGCTGGGCATCTGCAATTTGTTCTGCGCGTTCAATCTTTTTCCCAATAGCACTGGCCACACCGCCCGTTTCGTCTTGCATAATTTTGTTAACAATGGTTTCAATTTCAGTTGCAATTGTTTTTTGTTGACGCTTGGCATAAGCGCGACGAGCAGGACCTGCCACACTAGCAGCAAGAAGAGCTATACCACCAGTGACTGGTGCGCCTGCAATGGCTGTAGCGCCTCCGCCAAAAATACCCGCTAAAGTTACCGCTCGGGCCAATCCTTCGGTCGTATTCAACGGGATCTGTTCAGCCGCCAAATTGATGGCATCGCGCATATCTTCAGTAATATCGCTCATAGCCTTTCTTTTTTCTTGCGCTGTAACGCGCAATTCTCGTGCGGCTTCAAATTCTAAATTGGCTTGTTTTAATGCTGATTTTTCTGCTTGGCTTGCTGCATTAAGCCTTCCAATTTCCATGCCTTTTTCGCGAACTTTTTGAGCCGCAGTCTCTTGAGCTTGAATGTTTTTTCTAGCGGTATTCAAAACATCATTAACTTGTTCACGATCCATTCCGGCTCGCACAAAAGCAGCTTGGCGCTCAGGCACTTCTAGGGCGCGCACAATGGTGTTGTCGTCAATGGACTTCAGAACATCTTGCAGCGCAGCGCCGATCTTCGGGCGCATGTTGGGGTTAGCCCGGGTAAAAGCCGCAATCTCATCCAGAGCGCCTTCCTTGAGCGGAGAATTAAGCGAGGTCTTGATCCTAGCCTGAAGATCGCTGATGGAATTAACAGCCTTTTCAGCGCGCTTGGCACGCTCTTCCATCTTCTCAGCCCAACGCTTCTTGAAGGCAGAGGTCTTTGCAGCTTCATCTGAAGCCTGTATGAATCGATCTGCATCCGCCCTCAAGGCATCGCGGGCCGCTGGAAACTCTTCCAAGAACTCGCCATAGTCTTTCAAGACCTTTTCGTAGCCCTTGGCTGAACCGCCTGCCTTTTCCGTCAGAGACTCCCTAACGATGTTTTCAAGTTCATCGTAGTTAGTTTCATCAAAGTAGCTGGCCTTGAGCCGCTCAGCCGAAGACTTGCTAGGTTTAGATAACGCGGCATCTAATACGGTTTCTGGATCGTTAACAAACTTGTCGCGACTAAACTTGCGAGTTTCTGTGGCCTTTTCGCCTACGCCAAACTTTAACTCATCAATAGGCTTTGAAGTTCGAGCATATTCTTTCATGTAGTCCTTGTAGCCCGGACCAAATTCTTCTAAAACATTATCAATTTTTTTAAGAAGATCCTCGCGCTCTTGAGCAGTAATTGCGGCATATCCGGTGTACTCTTCACCAGTCCTAGGTTCGGCAATCATTCTTCGTTCTTGAATAAGCTTTTCGTATCTAATTGGAATAATTTCTTTAACAATTTGACCGTTTGCATCAACAGTTTCTTTTACAGGTTGAATTTCTCGGAGCAATCTTTCAAGCGGCTTACGAATAGGCTCTACATAAGCAGCAATTCCTTCTGCTTTTTCTTTTGCGAATGCAACAAGATTCTTGAATTCAGCAGCGTCACTAACGGTCTGACCTAAATCTTCTTTTTGCAACGCGCCACGCAAAAACGGCAGAGGCTCAGAAACCCCGGTAACTGGGTCACGCACTCGACCAATGGCTTCGTCACGAGCTGCTTTAAGACGATCAAGCCGACTCAAAATCATGTCGCGGAACGAAGTAGCCCGTTCGTTCTTAGTGCGAACCTCGGGCATCTCAACCTTAACCTGAGAAGCCTCCTCCGCTTCTTTAGCCAATTTTTCTGACAACTTGCGAAATGACCTTGCCCTATCTTCCAGCGTGCCCGCAGCCTCTGCGCCAGCCTCACGGATGTTGGTTTCTTCTAAAACTTTATCAATGTTCTTAGCCTCAAATGCTTCTTTTTGAGCCGCAGCCTGCTGTGCTTTCAAGTCTGCTTTTTGTTTATCGCGCAAAGCTTTTTGCTCAAGATACTTTTGCCTTAGCGCCTGAAGTTCCTCTTGCTTTAACCGCTCGGCTTCTCGGGCAGCGGCCAACTCACGCTCTGCTTCTTCGCGGCCCACGCCCCTGCCTTCAGTAATTCTAAGCGCGGCCAATTCTTCTGGTGTTGCGCCTTGTGGTCCAACATTACTAAAAAGCCTTTTACCAGCCGCAAGAGCCTGTCGCCCGCCGCTAATAACATACGGAGCCGCTTCACCTGCTGCGCCTAAGCCTCCAGCAATTATTGCTCTTTCAGTTTTTTCTTCTGGGGCTATAGCGTATTCAGTTCCTGCTTGACCAAGCACTTGGGCGCCAGCCATCCCCAGTCTGCTTGCAATTGGAAGCATTGAAACGGCTTTTGCTGTTGCAGCAGAAGGAATAATTTGCGGCACAATTTTTCCAGCTTCGTAACCTTCCTTGCTTAAGGCTTGCGCTTCAAGTTCTTTTTCTTTTTCTCTAAGCCATCTAGAAGCTGCGTTTTCGCCCAAAATACTAGTAAGACCAGTGGCAATATCAAGAAATCCGCCGGGTATACCCAGTAACCCGCTAGCACCGCGACGAACATCCACATCTTGTGGGGTGCGAATGTCTCTCGGAAGTGTTGGAAGCCTAGTGTCGCTAGGTTGATTTAACGGCACCCCGGGCGTGCGCTTGCCACCACGAGTGGTTGGACCCCTTGGCAGCGGTTCGACTTTGGGGGTTGTAGTGGCTGTACCCGTTGATTCACCGGCTAACATCGTAAGAGTAGCCTCAGACAACTTTGAATAGTCATTGTTGGCAATGGCTTCCAACTCTTCTTCAGAAAGCTTGCTGTAATCAATCATTGGCTGCCTCCGCTGCGACGGCGATTTAATTCATCACGAGCCTTTTCCGCCGGAGTTTTTTCAACAGGGGGTGCAGCAGGGGGCGTAGGCCTTGTCGTACTAGAAGGAAAATAATTGGCTCTATTTTTGTTTTCAATTTCTTTAATAGCCTTATCAATGTTCGTGATTCCTTTAATACCGCTTGTTCTTTCTAAAATATCAAGCATATCTTTTTCATAAAAGTTTAAGATTCTCGTAAGTTGATAAACCAAATTCTCTTCTTTTTGATCTCTTGAAATTGATCCAAGAGTAGATTGCAAAAGAATTTGTTCTGCGTTTGAAACCGCGCCAAGACCGCTTGCTCCAAATTGAGAAAGACCTTTAAGATCTTCAAGTTTATTAAATCCAATGTTTGATTTAATTGCATCTAATGTTCTTTCTAAATCAGTTGCTGCCTGACCAATCCAAGGCAATCCTTCAACCCATCTAGAAAGGTTTCCTGTTGCCAAAGCACCACCGGCTTTTGCTTGAGCAATGGCTTCTTTAATAAGAGGGACTGTAAATTGAAATTGATGCCTAACTCTTGTTAAATCTCTTAATTGTCCTTTTTCATCTTCACTTATTGATGGGAATTTTTTTCTAATACGAGCATTTGCTGCCCGCACCTCAGCATCCGAAAAAGCGCCCGGATCACCAATAATTTTGAAATCATTAGCATCTTGATCAAATTTCTCTGGAGGAGCCGCAGATTCTTCTGGAACGCGAACGGATTTAGCCAACCACTTACGAGCGTAATCAACCTCTTCAGGGGAAAATTTATCAGGATTGTTTACTATGTTTTGATAGTATTGAACTTCTCTTAAACTAGCCGGTAATTGTTCGCTACTTGATGATCCTTGTTGACGCCCCGTTTGCGTTTCTCTAGTTAGTCCACGCCCCGTTTGCGTTTCTGGTTCTTTTGACAAGTATTGCGCTAACAACTGGCGTGCCTTGCTGCCGCGATCTTGAGTGCGCTCAAACCTGTATTTGTTGGCCAACTGATCAAGTTTAGCGGCCTCTTGTTCTGCGGCTTTTCTTGCAGCGGCTTGCTCAGACCCCACCTCGCCAATGTCTCGAAGAAATGTATAAAGGTTCTGACGCTCATAAAAGCGCGGATCATCAGGACTTCTTTGTTGAGTCAACTTGGTAGCAATTTGTCTAAGAGTGTCGCTTCTTGAGGGTTGAACCAAAAGACGCTGTTTGGCTGATTCAATGTCTTTAAGAACAGAATCAAAATTCTCCGTTTCAGTCGCTTCGGATTCTTCAATGTCTTTTTGTAAGGTACGAATCAACTTCTCTCTATCAGAAAGATTTTCTTCGTCGCTTAAAGCGCCAACTTTTTCGCTTAATTCAAAAAGCTGTTGTTCATCAAAAAGAGCCATTAAAAACTCCCCTTTATCTATTATACAAAATAAAGAGCAAAACCATATTTTTGCTTAAGTTTTATATTTTTTTAACAAATTCCCAAGATCACTATCTGACCCAAACAATTTAAGCAAATCTGTTATACCAGTAATGCCTGTCATTACTTTACTAATGTTTGACGGTCCACCCGCCGTTGGTGGAGTTGTGGTTGTTTGATTAATTGTTGTTTGTGGCAAAGTAATTCCACCAAGCACATCTGACAAGAACTTGATTTGTTCTTTCGGGTATTGTTCTTGACGCAAGAAGTCTTGATACGCCAAATCCAAATTAGCCTGCTGCATTTGGCGTTCTTTTGCGCCAACCCCCGTGATGGCTTCGGCACCCGTAAGCCCAAGCGTTTGCGCAGCCTCTCCAAGGCCCAAATACTTGGATGCCAGCGCCTGAAGATTGACCGCATCTTGCTGGGATAATTGTCCACGCGCCCTGCCAATATCCGCAAGCGTGCTGGCATCTTGTTGAGTCAGTTGACCCGTAATTTGACCCAACTGAGCAATGCGAGAAGCATCTTGCCCAACCAGCGTTCCTCGCGCTTGAGCAATGTCAGCAATTCGCGATGCATCTTGACCAGTTAACTGACCCGCAAGTTGCGCACCCTCAAGAATACGAGTTGCATCTTGACCCGCAAGTGCGCCACGAACTTGACCGATCTCTGCCAATCTAGCCGCATCTTGAGCGGTTAGGGCACCTCGCGCTTGTGCAATGTCTGCTAATCTTGAAGCATCTTGGGCGGTCAATGCACCGCGAACTTGGCCCGCTTCCAGCAAACGAGCCGCATCTTGGGTTGTTAATTGACCACGCGCTTGTGCAATGTCTGCTAAACGAGCAGCGTCTTGGGCGGTCAACTGACCTGTGGCTTGACCCATTGAAATAAGCCGCTCGGCGTCTGCGGCAGACAAGGTTGCCATCTTTGCGCCAATATCTGAAATGTTGACGCCGCTTGCCAACAATCGATTAAGATCTTCGGTGGATAACTGACCCACCCTTGAACCCGCTTCCAAGAGTGCTTGCTGTTGAGCGCCACCCAATTGACCAGCAGTACCCGCAAGTTGCGCAGCACGAGCAGTGTCCGCTCCGAAAATATCCGCAGCCTGTGCGTATCCGGTTTGAAGCGCCTTGGCCTGTTCGCCAAGTACTGCCTCTTGGACATCGCGCAATGCCCGAGCACCAAACTCACCCATGCGACTGCTACCGCGACCGGGGCCAAACTGCCCCGCTTGAATAAACTCTTGTCCTACTGCGGGTAGAAATTTCTCGCGGAGTTGACGCTCACCCACATCAGCAATTTGTTTTACGACCCCCTCTACATACGGATTCATATACTGTGCTGCGGACTCTGGAAAAGTTCGCCCAGCCCGCTCTAAATACGGTGCCGCTGCCGAAAGCGGGGATGCCCCGATGGCTTGTTGAAAATATCGTTCTGCTGCTGGGGTTACTGCCGTTCCGCCAGCACGAGTGATTGCATCAATACCTTGACCAGCAAAGGGACGCATAACATCAGCGCCAGAAATCCCAGCGGCTCTGTTAAACATCGGCTGCATTGCGGTTGCGCCAGACATTCCAGCGGCTTGTGCGAAACCGGGTTCAGCGGCTTGTAGTCCTCGCATTGACTCTGCCATCCCGATAGATGGCTCCCCGGCCCTGTAGCCAGACATGCCAGCGGCTTGTGCAAAACCGGGTTCAGCGGCGAGAGCGGCCCTTAAACTTTCTGCTGCTGATAAAGTCGGCGCAGCAGCACCCGCACCGCTAATTCCAAGTCCACGAGAAATCAAAGGGTTTGCAACACCAAATCCGCTCATTCCAGCGGCTATATCAAATCCCGGCGAGGCAGCGGCTGCCCCAGACATGCCCCTTGCTTGAGTTAAGAACGGCTGCGCTGCCGAGGCGCCCATCATTCCGGAAGCTTGGGTTAATGTAGGTTCTGCCGCCCCAAAACCACTTATGGCCCCCGCTTGTCCTAGGGTAGCGTTCGCTTGCTGAAGAAACGGTTGATAAGCCCCTGCCGCTGTTTTAGCGGCTTCAAATCCCGTCTTTTCGGTTGGCGTAAAAGGCGCAATTCTGGGACCGGGATATTGAGCATACGGAAGATTGGAGATCGCTTGAGCTTTCCCAAGCATATCTGTGGTGTATTGGGTGTACCACTCGGGAAGCTGAGTAGTGGTTGTTCCGGTCGTTGAACCGGGCTTTGGGGCGCTGCCCTCAAACAAAAAGTCTAAAACACTCATTAGGTCAACCCTCCGCCCATGTACTTGTCAGGCGACTTAGCGTTTGGACTAATCCGGCCACGCGATAGGGCACGACCCTTGTGCTGCCGGATATTAGCACGGAACTGATCCATCCTACGCGCACCTTCCTTGGTCGAACCGTCGCCCAGCAGCGCCAAGGTCTCTGCATCAATGACGTATTCCCCATCGCTCAGAAGAGCCGGGATCTTGTCATCCCGCCCGGAGCCGGGTCCTTGGACATATTGCGATTCGCTTTCGCCGCCGTGGGCGTAATTGGTTAAACCGCCGCTTGCAAATACAGGCTGATCTTTTGGCGGAACAATACCAACAGGCTGCTCTGGTTTTTCAACCTGCTGATTATATTCAAAAAACTTGGCTTCTGGTCGAGTTCCATATGTGTAGTAATCAATATCCGGTTGCAGTTGTTGACGGGTGTAAGTGTATTTCGGCAAAGCACCACCTAATCCGCCCGTCGTTTGCGGTGCAGTAACTGATTCAGTTTTGCTTCCAACAGACCCTAGGCCACCTAATAATTTCAAAATGTTTTCAAGCGTGCCAAACTTTTCAAGAATGCTTTTAAGGTTTAAGTCTTCTTTAACTTCGGTTGGCTTATAGTCTTTAAGGATATCGGCGGGGTTGATGATAATTGGCGGGGGTTCTGGAATGTAAGGCTCTGTGCGTTTGCCGGTCACAACGACTTCTTCCAAAGCATCTAATGGAGAAGGCGGGGGCACAACAACAGGCGGTGTATCAATACGCTTTCCAGTAACCTCAATTTCTTGTAAGTCATCTACAGTCGGTGCTGGTTCAAACGGAGTTTCAATAGGACTTGGAGTTGATACAACCACCGGAGGTGTATCAATACGCTTTCCAGTAACCTCAATTTCTTGTAAGTCATCTACAGTCGGTGCTGGTTCAAATACAGGTTCTGGCTGAGCCGCCTCAATTGGGCTAGGCTCCGGCGCGGGCACCGGGGTAATTGTTGGCGGTACTTTTATGCGCCTTCCAGTAACAGTAACTTCCTCAAGATCTTCTGGCTTTTCCGCTTTTTCAAGCGTAGCCTTCTCGGGTGATGGGGCTACCGCACCAGTCGCTGCGCCTGCAAGACCAGCAACATCACTGACTTTTTTAGCGGTAACCACGACTTCTTGCAACGCATCAAGCGCGCTCGTTGGCGATACTCCACTCGTTGCAGCAGCGTTGGATACTTCACTGCCAACTGCTTTTGATATATCTGGCATTATGCCTTTAACGGCATTGGCCGCAGCATCTAGTCCGTAAGTGACTCCAGCGGCTAACAGGCCAGACTTGATAATGTCGCCAATGTCGCCGCCCTTAGCAGCGGTCGTTGCACCAGAAATCAGCGAGTTACCAAATGAGGTTTGGGCAATTGTGCTATTGATAGGAAACCCGAGCGCGTTAGCAACAGTGCTGCCAATTTTTGTTGGAATAGCGGCAACCGTTTGATAAGCAGACTTTAAGCCAGAAAGAGCGCCCGAAGTTCCAGCCCCCGCACCCGCACCCGCCCCAGTCCCCGCCGCACCGGCCCCTGCGCCCGCCGCACTTCCAGAAGCCCCAAACAAAGCAGGCGCAGCCATGTGACCAAGCATCAACGCTGCCATCGTTAGGGCGATGTTTTTTACAGTGTTATCGGGTTTTGCTTGGAACGCGGCCAACGGGGAAACAAACCCAGTCTCGCCTTGCCATTGGCCGGTGGCGTAATCAAGACCTGCTTTTGGATCAAATAAATAGTTATCACCACGCAAATCCGGAGGAACTGCCTCCATGAATTTAGCGGCTTCGTCTTTTGTAAAAGGATCTCTAAGATTTTTAAGTTGAGCAGGATCGGTTATCAAATCAACCAAATTGTTTGCTTTGGCGTAATCAAAAGCTTCTTCAAACCTATTTGATTTAAGAAGAGAAGAAAGTTCTCGGCGTTCTGGAAGTGTTTCTTGATACCGCTGCTTTTCTTCTGCAATTTGTTCTTCTTGATAAGCAGCGATGTCTGCCCCGGCTTGTTCTGCTTGAGCAAGTTGCTCCGGAGTGTATTTTGCAAGTTCTTGTTGGCCAAGCTGAGAAGACAGTTCAGCCCCGCGAGTTCCTGCTTGTTGCTTCCAATACTCTGCTGCTTCCGTAGCCGGTTCATAGAGATTGCCTTTTACTAAATCCGCTCCGCCCGAGCCGGGAAGTATTAAATTGCTAGGCGGTATACCAGTCGGCAGTCCGGTAAAACCGGCACCAAACCCGGGTAATCCGCCCGGAGTCTCCCGTATTGGCTGAGCGGCAAGACTGGCAAACAGTGACGACATGATCGCCCGACGATCTTCATCGGACAAATTTGAAGTATCTAATCCGCCAACAGGGGCTAATACTTCGTTCTCTTCAGTTGGCTGAGTAAATTCAACTCCATAGTTAGACAGCGGATTATTACCCGTTTCATCAACGGATGGAATTGTTCCATATGTGTAATAACTAGCCATAGTTTATTTATTCCAAAGCCTGATAAAAGCGAAACGCCCATTCTTTCCAATCATTAAAATCATACGGCGACGGCGGGTTTTTCTGCGAAATGCCATTAATCCCGATAATGCCTGCCGCCCAATTTTGCCATTCGGACTCTTTTTCAAGCCGAGCAATCGGACCATAATTCTCCAAATTAAAGACCGTGTAGTCCGCCCAATCTTGAAGCCTGTGGTATCGCGGATCTGTTAACAACCTCATGGATTTTCTCCCAGCACCGTGCCCGTAGCCGGTTCAATGTGCGCAATCACTTGCCCCATTTGGTAACTACCACCGAGCGTGTTGCTTTCAAATCGAAACCGCATTTCACGGCGAATTTCACGAAAGTACACAAGCTGCTGCTGGCGGTCCGTCGGCGTAGCATAAATCGTCTGCGGATCACTTGTCACTTCAGCAGACTTGGCATTGGCGCGCCCCGTGACCTGCACCGTCATGTTACCTGACTGCACAAAGTCCGGCTCAAGAAACTCTACCCGCACCGCCATGTTTTGCGGTTGTTCCGAAGCCAAAAGCGACATATCCGCCGTTTCAAAATACGATTGAATTGGACGAATTTCCGTACCATTGATTTCATCTGTACCGTATTCATGTTGCCACACCACATAACCCTTTGGGTCGTTGATAATACGCGGTTGATTATCTTCGGTAATACGCATTTCACTGGTTTCTGTTCCGCGAAACTGAACGGTTTCAGTGTCAATAACGCCAATCACAAGCGGGGAACTAAACACTTGGGCGTACATTCCAGCGGATCGTCCCGTGTTGGGCAATTCGGTGTCATACCAAGAATTTTCTCTAACATTATAAATTACGGCATGACTGCATTCGGTGGCATTGCCCCTTGGATAACACCACCAAATTTCACCCCAGCGCGGGACTTTGTACGCAAACACTTTTTGGCGTTGCGCGTAATTTAGATTGTCGTAAAACCAATTTAGGTTAAGCGCATTAGGTACTTCGCGCACCACACCATTAAACATCAAGAATCTGTCAACACCGCACCAAAAATAGATACCGTCGTACTCAATCACACTCTGCGACGACAAAATGCTGGATTGCGCTGTAATGGTATCGAATTGAAAAACAGCAGTATTCCCAACATAAGTTGCCCGAAGCACCGAATCCAGTGACCAAAACAAACCCGAAGGAGCGTTACCTGCGCCTGAGCGCAAAGGCAGACCTTTTACGATCTTTTGACTTGTTACCCGGGCTTCTCCCGCATCACCGCCCGTCCAATCGTCTGTGTACCCGGCTCGGCTCCACCTGACAAATCCGTCAGAGCCATACGCAAATACATACGGCGCAAGGGCTACGATTCCGCCCGAAATGGTTAGCGAAGGAACAGGAACAAGTTGGCTTGTCCCGTTATTGTAACCGACATAAAGCTGTCCAGCCGCGTCTGAAGAGATGTCTCCAGCATTTGGAGCAACATGCGCCAAGATTTCGTTTTGATCGTTTGTGGTGTTATACGCCACATCAAATTGCCAAAGATTGTTTGAATCTGCAACATAAGTGCTATAGGTTCGATTGGTAACAATACTTGAAAGTCCGTTTTGACTTAATTGAAATCGAAATACGCCATCAGAAGTTCCAACATGTGTGTAGGTGTAAGCATTATGGTTATGGATGTGCATCCCACGAGCAATGCCGTCTAAGCGATCTTGTAACGCACGATACCCGCCCATTTTTCGAGGTAGTCCGCGTTGAAAACGAACCCATTGGCCGTCTACATAATGATTGCCTTCAAACTTCGTTCCGTCGCGCTTGATACCCGGCTCAGAACGAACAATGACTGGTTGCAAAGGCATTAGTAAGTTCCACCTTCAATGGGACTTAACCCGATTGCAACTTGAGCGGCTGTGGTGTTGGCCGCAGTAAATACCGCGTTGCCTATGGATGTAGCACCAAGATTGGTTCTAGCGTTACTAGCGGTCGTTGCTCCAGTGCCACCTTGAGCGACAGAAAGTGGTATACCAATGGTTGAGGTATCTGCATCAACCACATTAGTACCATCGCAATACAAAATGGCTCGCGCTGAATTTGAAACCGTAACGCCCGGACTGGCTTGTGCCGAGGTGCGAATGCCTAAAGTGTATGCACCAGTTGTTTGATTGCTAACCCAATACTGCTGAACCGTCGTTGGCACAATAACATCACGATTTCCGGTCAAAGTGCCAATAAATATATACGCAGTTTTGTTAAGTTCTGCGGTTGAAAGCGTGTAGTTACCAGTGCCAGAAATATCAATTTGAAGAACAGTAAATGCGTAAACGGAAGCTTGACCAAAACCAATGGTCCAAAACTCAACACCGTCCGTGATTACAATCGCGCTATCACCGGGTGAAAGTATGAGCGTTGACGCACCATTAATTAATTCAGAGCTGCTAGGATCAAGCGTTAAATCACCCGTACCTGCGTTACGAACATTAACAAACCAGTCGTTGCCAAGGGTTGGCGCAGTATCAAAAGACAATGTGCCCGCCCCGCCCGTCCACACCAGCGCCTTAGCTCGATCACTAGCGCCTGCCGTATAGTTAGTACTAAAAGTGCTTACCGGCGTTGATTGATTGAGTGTCGTGGCAATGGCTTTGACGCCTAGCCCCGCTAGCGCAGCCGCGTTGGTGGATGATACCGAGGCGCCGTATTGGAACGCCCGCCAAGTACCCGCAGCGGTGCTGTTGTCTGTCAGGTAAATCTGGAAGGTCGTGCCCGACTGCGGAGCGCAAATAACCACTCCTGTGCTGGTTTTGACTTGGAAAGTTTGAGCGCCAATGTTATTAAATAACACTGTTTCACCCGTGCTGGCTTCTGTCGCATCCGGCATCGTGATGACAAGACTGACCACGGTTGCATTAACATCCATGATGGATGCCACAACATTGGTGCTTGGAGCAGTTTCAAGCGGCCAGTCCAAAGTCTGGCTAACAGTCAGTGACGCATAACGATAGGAAACATCGCTTGGGTAGATGTTTGTGCCGCCGAAAGTATTGGTGTAGGTAGTCACTTATGCCTCCCGGCGATTTGTGGATCGGTCAATGATCTTTTGAAGATCTTCGCCATTAAGCGCAGCCAAAGAACGATCATAGTACGATTGCCACAACTGCACGCGCTGGTCGTCTTTCACAAAGGGCGTAGCCTCTACTAGAGACCCGTACAACAGAATGTTGGGAGCAAACTCCGAAAGCCAATTGGTTTGATTGTTATCATCCAAAAGTGGCGGCAATTCGTAATACAGTACTTCCAAAGGATAAGCCGCTGCCGGAGTTGGCGCAAAAATCCAGTGTTTGTAGTCGTAGTCCGCGTAAAACTTTGGGGCACCCGTTAAGGTTTCGTTGGGCCAGTATTGTCGAATGTATTCGTAAGAACGCGCAAAGACGGGCGTATGAACATTGTTGCCCGTGCCCGTTCCGTAGTTGATGCTGATGGTATCGCGCCAGCGGTCGGGTTTTGGATACACCGCAACGCTTGCTTGCATGGTGCTGTTAACAACCGTTTGGAACCCTTGAATCTTTAGTTCACGAGAAATTCGACGCTCAGCCAGCGTAATAAGCCGGGGAATCTGCTCGTAGACAATAGGGTCTGTTGCCCCGCCGCGCTCAAGGTAATTGCGGATGTCCGATTGCAAACTGGTAAATGTCATTGACGCAGGCATACACCTCTCCAAATCCCGCGTCTTACCAGTAGGGCAAGACTAAAAAATGTTAATAATTAGTTAACTTTTCGCTCAAAGTGGGGGACATCCTTGAGGGATTTCCAAAAGCCACCCCAATTGTTTTTAGGATTCAAACTTTCCCAATACAAGCCTATAGGATTAAGAACATCGGTATCATAAACCAACTTACCGTCTTTGAAAAAGTTCAAGTCAATAGCGCAACGCTTCAAGTGCATGGAGTTCATCGTCCGGCTGCGTCCAGCGCGAACATGGATTTGCTGTTGCTCCGGAGTACGATAAAGTTCGCCCCCAGTAATGACAAATCCTTGTTGCGTTGCGTATTCAATCAATTTTACAACATCCAACAAGAAAGCCGCTTGTTCTGTAACAAGACTCATTTGAAGGCTTCCTTTAATTGCTCGTCTTTGTCCTTGGAGCCTTGAGAAGAACCAAAGTAGTAACTCACAATTTGAGTAGAAATGGCCGACAAAACACCCAAGATGTAAATCAAGATATCTTTTCTACTTGCTTCTACTGGGGTGCTGTCAAACATGACAATTCCAAATAGGGTAAAAGTAATAAAGATAATCCCAAGCGCAAGCATGGGCGTTACGATCTTATTCAAAAGAGGAGCTTCGTAAGAAGAAGAAATTTGAATTTCTCTATCTCGCGCTGAGTTGATATCTTTTATATAAAGATCTACTTTTGCTAGGTCCAATTTGTCTTGTTCAATCTGAAGTTTAAGAAGCTCTTCTTCATGCTCCATCTCTGCAATCTTGACCTTAACAATGTCTTCTGAAGACATATCAGGCTTGAGTTCTACCCCGAGTTTTTCTTCAACAACCTTTTTGCCTTTTGCCATAACCGCATTGGCCACAAGGTTTAGTCCGTTCGTTAGCAACGGCTGTAGTATAGGAAGAAGTGCGGCTGGAATGGGCATTATTTGTCTGCCTTTGAATCTAACTTGTCGAAAATCTTACCTAGCATGGATTTGATGTCGTCAATGTCCCTTTGGTAGGTGACTTGAGTTACATAGTTAAGCGGCATGTTGCGTACATCTTTATCAAGACGCTCAATAGATCGTGAGATGTTATTCAAAATCCAGCCTCCCATGAAGCCGGATACTCCCACAATAATATTGAATAGCATTTGACCGCTTTCCATGATTACCCTCTAATCAACTTCCAGTTGTTCCACACCACCCAGACATAGAGAACACACATCGCGGCAGTGATCGGCCAGAAGTTCACATACCAAAGCAATCCGATGGCAATGAACTTGGTGACAATCATCACGAACAAAGGATCAAACTTCTGAAACAGATGATTCAGAAACGGGTTGGCTTCGCGGTGGCCCATTTCCAACGCTTTGATCGTGGTATGAATGTCTCCGATTTGCAGGACGCAAAACAGAATTAGGAACAATGTGTTCACTTGGGTGGTTCCTGTGATTCAGCCTTCGGCATCTGCGCCTCCACCTGCGCTTTCAGTTTCGCCCACAGCGGCCCTGCGCCTTGTGAGGTGGGCAGCGATCCCAGCAGGTTCACGATAGCGACCGCTTCTTCAAGGGTCATTTCCAGTTTAACGGGTTCCATTACGACACCTGCGGCAGCGTGGACCATGCGTTATTGGCAATGCCGAGATACCACGGCTCTGCGCCCAGCACCTCGTTCGCCTGCGGATCGTTGACGGCAAGTACGCAGCGCCAGTACGTCTGCGAGATCACCTCGCCATCTTTCAAAATCTCGGTCGTCTTGCGAACGCCGATGCTGCCGTTGGGCTGCACGTTGAATTCGCTGATGTAAACCTTTTCCTCAAACGTCGCCATGTTTATCTCCTATGGTAGGACTGTCCGTCTGCACCGTCCGATGCAGATAATTAAACGAAATAAGTTACTGTTAAATAAATTTCTGCCGCTTCATTTACACATCCTTGAACTGTATATGCTCCATCATCTGCAATTCCGTAAAGCAGCACATAACTATACCCGTCCCCCATAAATCCCACTATTGAGGTTCCGCCGCTCCAATTCAAATTTCCCGTCATTACAGGACAAATAACCGCCGCCCCATCCGTGTTTTTAGTAAATGGCAAACCGCCTATCCGTAAATTTCCCGTTCCGGTCATAGCACTATAATTAACAAATAAATTAGCAGTAACTTGCCGACCAATTTTTGTATACGAACCTGCCTGCGAAACATACGTTGTCGTACCCGCTGTAGTTGAGCCTAGCGCCGTCGGCGTGAAAGTCCCCTCCTCATAATCATCCAGCGTGTTCGCGTTGGACGCTGCCGATTGCGTGGCGGGGAAGGTGATGCCGTTACTGACTTGAATTACGCCGCCGTTTGCGGTTGCCGTGTTGACGCCGACCAGCAGTTCTCCCGCCGCCGTGATGCGGGCGCGTTC